ATACCGGCGCTCGGGAATAGTTCCGCGTGGCTTACTCCAGCGAACCCCACGAATTGGGGTAATTATCCGTGGCCCGTCTTCGACTGGACAAATCAGGGAGATCAGTATATCGATCCGATTACTGGAATGATGATCCGACGCGTGACAGGGCCTGGCCATTCCTCGAACGCGGAATATTCTTTCCCGGCATATTACGTAACGGATTTGGGAAGTTGCTGGACGACGCCGGGCAATATCCTGGGCTCGGCAGGATATGCGAGCGCATCTTGCACTGGTTCATCGAATGCGTTGTTTCTGCCGGTCGATTGCAGTATTCAGCCAGGTTTTGGTGGCAGCAACACGTGCGACGACATTCAGATCAGCATTGGATCGGCCTACGCTTCGGGTGCCGGCGGCCAGATCTCGGCATGTATCACGATCAACCACGGCCAGTCCTGCTTCACGGGCTCGACCATGCTGAACGTATCGCTGCCAAACGGCTCCGGGTCTGCGGCGGCCGTCGTGATGCCGCCGACTCCGAGTGGTACACCCACGTCCGGGCAGTTCACTTATCAGCCGCCTTTCGGTCCGTGGGGCAATCCCAAGATCACGGCAGAGGAATACACCAGCCTTTCGGGAACCATCAGCGTTACCAACTCTACGGCCACGCTGGTCTCGAATCTCGGAATTCAGCAGACCGGATTCCCTCTATCGACGGTCGCAAACAATCACATCCTGATCGCGGGATCGTCGTCCACTTGCACGTCGAACGACTGCATGATTTCGGCGCTCGTGAATGATAATACGCTGACGCTGTCTGCGAACCTAGGTTCGTTCACTGGATTCTCAACTACCCTGAACGGCGGCATCGCACCCGGCGCTACGACATTCACAGTCACCAGCGCGACGGGCTTCATCCGGCAACTCAACGGGGGCAGCGTCAGCCCGTACGGGTACGACAAGTATGCGGTTTCGTTCCAGGATAGCTCTCCAGAGACGGTTTACTGCAGGACTCTCTCCAGTTCCACTTTTTCGAATTGCACCGCTACCTCCTATGCACATTCGAACAGCGCCGCAATGGGATCGACCGCGTTCACGATGCCGAACTTCGGAGTTATGATCTGGAATTCCGGGTCCGGAACTGCGTATCTCCAGAACGCAACCTATACGAGCGCGGTTTCGGCAAACTTCTCTGTCGGCGACGGGACCGGCGCGAATTTATGTTCCGTTGCGACCGTTACCGTCAACTATGCGGCCGATGGCATGACGCCTCTCAGCCCAGCGCAAATCGGTCGGGAATGTCAATTTCTGGACATCTTTGGGAATCCTACGCTCTACCTATTGATTCCAGCGACGGGGGAAATCCGACTGCTCGCCTTCGGAAACAACACAATCGGCAACGGGACGACCGGTACGTTCAACGCAACCAATCCAGACATTCAGTATTACGCGGGATCGGGCACGGTTCCGCAGGTCTACCAGTGTACGTACAATTCGAGCGTCGGCAAGTATGCGACGCTGATTCCGAATTATACGACGGCACCCACATCGCCGAATTACTCCTGCACTTCGATCACATCGGGCACAGGGAATGACCTTCTCAGTCAGATCGCGTCGGTCGTGGGAGCGGGATTCAACAAGACTTACTTTCCAGTCGTTTCTTTCGGTTCGCTCTCGGGTAACTACGTCGGCATCACAGTGAATGGTGGGCAGCAATCCATCGGTTATTCCTGCTGGTTCAATGTGGCGCTGAGTGCGCCGAATCAGATCACGGCTTGCACGTCGTCTTGGGCCGGGGCGGGCCAGCGGTGGGGTGGCCAGCACGGTCTGTTCAACGCGAAAACGGCGGCTGGATGGGGGGAGATCTTCAACGATCCGCTGAACATTCAGTCGTCCACCGGAGTAGGGCTTTATCAGCTTGCGATCAACTCGATTTCGGGCGAGACGGGCACGACGGCGCTGACCGCAAATGTCGCGACGGACCCAACCACGACCACGTGCCCCGCGAACCCATATGGCGTCACGGGGCACAACTGCATTCAGATGATCGTCGCAACCGAACCGCAGAATGTCGCCCCGAGTACCGGTGGCGCTAGTTATGCGACAACTTCAAGCAGTTCCGTGACCATAGGCACAGGCAGTAAAACATTTACGGTAGCATCGGGTCTCTCGTGGAGCGCTGGCCATCCGGTAATAGCGATCAGCGGCTCCAACTTCATGGACGGAACAGTCACAAGTTATTCCAGCACAACGCTCGTTATAAACGTAACCAGCGTTCTTGGAAGCGGAACGTATTCCAGTTGGACCATAGACGGTGGAGACACGGCCATGTGGCCCAGTTCTTGTACGGTTGGCTATGCTCAGCTTCAAGGCATGCAGCCAGGCGATAACTTCATCGACGGGTCATCCCTGTTCGGCGAACAATTCTTAATCCTGACGAAGACCGGTTCCGGATGTTCGCCGATTACGCTGGTCGTCGCGCGCGGACAGAGCCAAGGCTGCGCCTCGGCTCCCGTGGCGCACGGTACGGGAGGCGGTGGCGCGTGGACGCCCGTAATGCAGGCGACGGGGCAATGTGATGGGAACGTGTACTGGTTTCAGGAAAGTGCTCCGAGTGTATCCTATCCTGATCCTCCAGGCATCGATGGCGGCCATCAATTCCTTGGACAATCCGATGGAACCGGTACGAACCTGATTCAGTACGTGGCAGCCTCGTACCAAGGGGGTATTGCTTATGGCGCTCGGCAGGGATCGCTCCCGTCAATCATTCCAACGGGCTTCACTTATGGAATGAATGAGGTGTATCCCTTCGCGGGTGCCGGATGGCCGTCCCTGACTTATGTCCAGTCGCATCCGAGTAGTCAGTCTTATCTCGCGAATCCGCCCACGCTTGGATATGATGGACGACCTTTCGGGACAGCTGGCGGGTGTGCGGGTCTTGATTGTATTGTCTGGTATCACACGCTGACGCTCCAGGCCGGCACCACAAACACCTACCTTATCACCTGTCCAGCGGCGACCCCCGGAGGTGCATGCATCGACACTGCATCGCCCAAGACGCTTGGATGGACGGCATGGGCGGGACGGTTCCTCCTGCAGGACATCAGTGGACCGGGTTCGGTCATCAGCGATTCCACTCCCTACACATTCTGCTACGCCTACAATGCCGGGGAATGCCGCAGTGGATCGTCTGCCGGGAATCGTTACGTGAGCGTTCCGAACGCGGACACCGGTGTAAATTGCTTCTATCACGCACCCGACCGCAACGCACCTTGCCTCGCCGCAGCTCCGCCGTATGCAGCGCAGGTCACTCAGTACTCCTGGAACCAGAACGATCCGAACGCGGCGCTGTGGAGGCCGTTGGGGTATGCTTTCAACGGGCCGGGACAGACCAATAATTACTGGAACTGGAACGGCATCGTGGACGGCTCCTGGATCTTCGGAGATGTGAGTTGGAAAGAAGGCGTCAGGACTGACATCGTAGCGATTCAGCTACCGCCATGGCCAGCTACGGACTCCGTTAATCGCTCGACCTTCGTTGCGGTTCCGGTTAAGCTCGGTGGTGTCAGCGGCGTATCGTTCCGGATCAGATTCGGCTATAACCCAAGCCTCTACTGCACGTCTCGGCAGGAAGTATGCGCGACGGCTACATCGACCGGAGCGCTTCCGCCGCAACCTGGATCGGCGCCATTCGCATACCTGAGCGAAACGCAAACGTGGACGGCATGCTCGACTACCTGCGAGATCGACATCCCTGGGCTCTCGCAGCACGAGATGTACTACATCGTGGATCGCAAGAACGCGGCTGGACTCATTACGTCGAGCTTGATGCAAGTGGTGGGGGTGCCGTAAACTATGGGCACCAATTTCGACGGTTTCATTGGGCCAAGCTAAGAGGCTTGCTGGATCTGCGTGATCCGCCCCTGCGAGTCGATCGTGATGGTCCCATTCTTCCCGCCGGGCGTGAGTTTGGCTCCAATCGTATAGGTTCCAGGACCCGGACCACTGGCCAGGAGCGCGCTCGATACTGCGGAATTGGCGGCGGCCGCGGCGGTTTCTTGAACCTGCGCGGGTGTAACGGCGCTTTTCTGGAGCGCATCGATCTGCGTCGAGTTGGAGGATATCCCCTTGACCAGATCATCGAGTCTCCGGGCGACCTCCGGGTGGAGGCCGTGTCCCTGGAAGCTCTTGTTTCCGAGCGACGCCACTACTTCACCGGCGGAGGAGTGGCGGGTTTTACTGCGGACGATGGGCATTGCGGTTCTCCGTCCGGCCCGAATTGCGGGATGGCGTCACAGGTTTTGCGGATGTCTTCGATCGCCGCATCGAGTTTTGCCTTGGCGACGGCGGCCTGGGCCTGGGCATTGCTGAACTCAGCCTGGGCTCTCCAGAATACCGCGCGCTGCTCGGTCGAGATTTTTGGAGCCTTTTCGGGAGTCTCTTTGGGTTTGTCCTGAGCCAAGAGGCTCACTAGAATCAACAGGAAGCTAAGGAATCTCATAGCGACAGTGTTGCACATCGTTGCGGGATGTGGCAACATCGAATTCGTGGACGAACTTCGAAAGCAGCTCACCGACAAAGTGAACAAGCTGGTCGATGAGGTGGTGAACATCACGCTCCGGGAAGGCAATCGCATGGCGATGGCGCGGATGCGCGAGGCCCGCGCCAAGTACAAAGGGCGGGAGGGAATGATTCCGTTCGCCGAACATCCGAACTACCCGAAGGAAAAAGAGGCGCTGGAGTTCATGATCCAACAGAGAAAGAAGGGAATTTCCTTCCGGCTGATCGCGGAGGGAATGGAGCGGCACGGCTTCATGACCCGGTACCAGAAGGAAAACTGGAACCCTGGGACGGTGCTGAGGATTCTGAAGCGCCAAGGAATCGCATGAAGCGCAAACCGAAGGAAATCCAGAAAATCCCCGAACACAAGGAGGTGATGCTTCCCCCGCCTCCGGCGACGTTCGATGGATCGATCGACGGCCTGGTGAAGCTCATCAAGACGGATTTGGAATCGGTCGCAGACTCCCGGCGGCGCATGGTAGAACTTCTTCGCGGGGAAGATGACATGGTGAAGTTCATCAAGGTCGCCGACAAGGTCTTCAAGGGAAAGACTCATATCCCTGGAAAGGGCGATACGCCGTCTCTCGATCTGGTCTGCGAGCGCGCCGGGGTGAACAGATCCGTCGTCTTTGGGGCTTGCGCGCGCGTCCTGCACCGGTATCACTTCGACGTGGCCCAGATCCAGATTGGCGCGGTGATCGCAGGGCGGGCGCATGAAGTGGCCCTGGCGATGGCCGAAAGCGCCTCGATGCCCGCCTTCGGGCACAACGACCGGAGCCTGTTCATGGAAGTGGCGGGCGCAAAGAAGCGCGGCGGCGGGGTGAATGTTTCGGTGACCAACCAGAACAACGCGGTCGCCAAGTCCGAATCCTTTGCGGAATCGGCCGGAATCGAACTGCCATCATTTGAAACCGGGATCAGGAACATGGCCGCGAAGCTTCGGGCTATTCCTGCCAAGGTTGAGAGCAGCTAAACTGGGCTCATGTACAGCCGCAAGAGCGTAGAGTTAGGGCTGAAGGTCGCGGAAGAAGACCTCGGCTACGAGCTGGTCTACCATTCCGTCGAAGCCTGCGACGAAGCGGCCGCGCACTTTGACGACAAGCTTCAGCGGTACAAGGAACAGTACGGTGAGCCGCCCTACACCCCAAGTACTCCCCGAATGCTCTTTACCCGGGAAGAGGTCAAGTGGATTGAGAACGAGAAGTACCTGAGCCAGGTCGATTACTTGTACTTTGCGACGCGCTACGCCAAGATCTTAGCCAAAAGCGAAGTGATTCACTATTCGCCGAACATCGCGCAGCTCGTGGTGAACGACGCGCGCTCAGAGCTCGAAGACATGGGCTGGGCGATCATGATGATGTGGCTGAAGGGCCGCCAGTGCGGAATCACCACGGACTCCCAGGTTGTGATCGGGCACCGGACCCTGTTCTTCCCCAATGTCATCGCCTTGACGGGTTCCTCCGACAAAGAGCGGTCGAAGGACATGGTGGACAAGTACAAGCAGCTTTACGACTGGATTCCCTACTGGCTCAAGCCTGAGATGACGCGGGACCGGATGGGAACCCGCATGGAGTTCGGGGAACTCAATTCGAAGCTGATTGTTCAGCACGGCGCCCAGAAATACGACATCGGGCGCGGAAATACCCCAGATTGCGTCCACCTCTCGGAGGTCGCTTCGTATTTGAATGCAGAAGACTTAATCGACGCCGGTCTGGTGCCTGCGGTTCACGAAGATCCCAGCAAGATCGTGATCCTGGAGTCTACCGGTGAAGGGCCTTACGGCTGGTGGTACAAGACCTGGAATCGCTGCAAGAGCCACTACTGGCAGGGCGAAGCCAAGTTCAGGCCGGGGTTCCTGCCGTGGTTTGTGGCGTTCAACTTCTATCCGACTCCGACGCAGCTCAAAAGATCCTTCAAGCTGGAGATGAGCACGGAGGACCCGGCAGCGGTCCACGAGGCCGTCCGGCTAAAACTCAAGGAACGGGGCTGGCATCCCAACGGCGAGACGATCGGACACGCAAGCCGCGCTAAAAAGTTCGTGCGGGCCGACAAGCTGCTGCGACGACACTATCCCGAGAACTGGGAGATGCCGCTTGAGCAGATGTGGTTCTGGCAGATCACCAAGGAAGACTACGCCTCAAAGAAAGACACGGCGCGCTTCCTTCGGGAATTTGCATCGGACGATCTCGAATCGTTCATCGCATCGGGCGAGAGCGTGTTCGACGTGGATACGCTTTCCTCCTACAACACGCACTGCCAGGAGCCGCTAGGGGTATTCGGATTCCGCGGGCCGATCCATCTTTTGCCGGCCCGATTACAAGCCGACGAGCATGATCGCGACACCACCAGGAAAATAATCGACGTGGGGCCGTATCAGATGGTGCCGCTCAAGTGGCCCGGTTGGCAGACGGGCGACCCGACCGGGAAATTGATGGTATTCCAGTGGCCGCGATACGGAGAAACCTACGGCTTCGGAGTGGATACGGGAGACGGAGTGGGCCAGGATCGCACCGTACTCGAAGGACTGTGTAAAGGAACATTCGAGCACAACGATATTCAGGTGTGCGAATTTGCCAGCGAGTATATAAATGCGGCCGATTTCGTGTCCATTTGTCACTGTGTTGGGTTGTTTTACCAGGGCGCGAGTCATCAACAGCCGAGAATGGCGATTGAGGTCAATTTCAACGGCGAAATTACGCAGCTCGAACTGCGAAAGCGGGGCTGGGCGAACTTCCACAACTGGGTGCGGACGGATCGAAAGAAGATCGACCCTTCGACCGCTACGCGGCTGGGTTTCGTTACGAATCGCTGGAGCCGCGCGATGGTGATCGATTACACGATTAAGGCCCTGCGAGACGGCGAGATCGATATCAACTCACCCCGGTTCGTTGAAGAAATGCAGGCGCTACACAGAGACGAAGGGATGCAGGCGGCGCGCGCCGAATCCGGCCAGCACGACGATCGCTACATGGCCCTGGGCATAATCTGGGTGTCGCTGCACATAATGGAGATCAGCGGTAAAGCGCAGTCGATCAGCTATTTGCGGAAGCAGCGGGAGCAGGAGGCGTCGCCCATGTATCGTGAAGTACTCGGTGGAGACGATTACGCGCCTCCGACCGTGAGCCCGCAGCAACTAGCGAATGGCGGCGCGCCGGCGCTCAGGGAGACGTTCGCGGGCGCAGCCGTGAGTGTTCATCCGGGAGCAATGGGCGCGAGCTGGGAGGACGAAGGCTGATGCCAATTCTTTACGACTTTGACTGCCAGGAACACGGTCGGTTCGAGAAGTTCGCCAAGATGGACGACTGCGAAAAACCGCAGCCGTGCCCGGAGTGTGGTGCAGAATCACCACGCATTTACGTGGCTTTTTCACCACGGGACTATCTCGAAACGCTGGTGGTGTACAAGCGCCCGGACGGGACCTATGGTCTTCCAGGTCAGAAGGATGCGCTTATCCCGGAGGGATGTGAGAGGATAGAGCTTCGGGAAACATGGCAGAAGCGGCAGGTGGAGCGCGAGATCGACCGGGAGCATCGCGAGAAGTGGGAGCGAGCCCGGATTGGCAAGGAAATGCAGAGCGAGATCGTGACCAGGCACAACCGCGCGGAGCTTCGGCAGGTCATGCAGCAGGGCGGCTACATCATCGGGAAGGACGGGGAAAGAAGATTCGTTCCTCCCATGCGCGAGTCGCAGCGGGATTTCGCAAGGTTCGCGATGCGCGAGAATGACAATAGGCCGCGAGAGAAGTACCAGGGAGCCTTTTTCTTTGATGCGCTGTCGCGTGACGCCAGCAACCGCGAAGACGGCAGGAACCGGGATGGCGGGCGGATGCGGAAGTGAACCACGGCGAGGCCATTGTCGGGGATCGTGTTCGCCTATCCGAGGGACGCCAGGAATATCGAGACGCACTGGGGGATGGGACCATTAAGAAGATTACCCCAACGAGGGTAGTGGTGAAATGGGACCGCGGCAAGCATCCCCGCAATCATCTAGCCAAGGGGTTAGAGAAAATTCAGGAGGTCTAGTAGATGCCGGGGCTGAGCGAGTACAAGATCCCGTCGTATCTGGAGCAGCTCGCGGGAGCAAAGGGCATCCAGGAGCTGACTCTCGGGCGCCTGAAGGAGCTGCGCGACACCGGCAAGGCGTTCCTCGAATCGCAGGCGGCCTGGCAGGATATCCCCAGGGCCTACGACATCCTGAGCTTTGACACGACCCCGCTCAAGGTATCGGGATACTCGACAGTTTCGATCAACCGCATCAAGCGCAATTTCCGGGATCTAGTGGCGACCATCTCGAACCTGAGGCCGACCGGGGAAGCGGTGACGCACAACCAGGCGGCGCAGAATTCCATCTGGCGGCTGAACCAGATGAAGAAGATCTGGTGGCGCAAGACCGCTCAGGATCGAAAGTACCGGGAAGCTTGCCAGTATGCTTCCGGGTTGGGAACGGGATATCTGGAACCGTGGTGGGACCCTAATTTCTACGGATACGGGCGCGGCGAGATTTCCTGCAAGGTCGGAGGCCCATCGTCGGTGATGCCGGTGATGATTACCGAAGACAACGACATTCAGAAAGCCTACGCGGTTACGATCCCGGAAGAGGTTCCGCTGCATCTGGTCGTGGCGAATTACCCGGCCTTTCAGCATTTGATCGAACCTTCGCGATCTTTCCCCGGCTGGATGGCGCGGACGTGGGACAAGCTCAAGCGATCGTCTTCGCAGTCTAATGGTGTCGTCGGAGTGCTCGATACGCCTCAGCGGTCGGTTGGAAAAGAAATGCCCATGGTGGATGTCTACACGACCTACATCATGGACATGAGCATCAACAACACCGGCAAGGTGATCCCGATGGGCGACCCCGGCACAAGCTGGGAGTACAGAGTCCCGTATCTTGGGCAGGACATCCCGACCGGGTACCGGGACTCGCAGGGGCGCATGGTGATGAAGCGCGCGGCCGAAGAGGACTGCCGCCTGTTCCCGCTGCGCCGGCGGGCGATCTGGACGGACACCTGCATCTTGAAGGACGGAACATCGCCTTATCTGCACGGCCGCGTCCCGCGCGTCCAGTTGCGCTTCGACGATTATCCGTGGGATTTTCTCGGCACTTCGATCATTCACGATACCTGGAGGATTCAGAAGGCCGAGAACCAGATGTGGCGGGCCGTGGTGGACAGCGTTCTAGTGCGCCTGCAACCGCCGTTGAAGTACGATCCCAACGTTCTGGACCCGACCGCGATGGCGCGCATCAACACGCGCATCCCAGGGCAGACGGTCCAGGCGGCTCTGGGAATGGGCGATCCGGTTCAGCCGCTGCTGCCTGTGGCGTTCTGGGACGTTCCACAGTGGATCATTCAGGTCCTGGGACTGCTGAAGAACGAGATCGATGAAATGTCGGTAGTGAAGGATCTGATGGCGGTCGCCAAGGCCAAGCAGGTGCCGAGCGCAGATTCGATTGAAAAGATCCTCGAACAGGCTGGTCCGGTGGTTCAGGATATTTCGCGCGGCGGTGAAATCGCCTGCCAGCAGTTCGATGAACTGTTCTACCCGATGGCGATTCAATTTTGGACCTCCGGGAAGGTATTCCAGGAACTTGGTCAGGATGGCGCCGTGAAGCAGATGTTCGACTTCAGCCCAGGTGAACTGATTCCCTCGCATCTCCCGCACGAGGACCCTCAGCAGGACTCGATTTACAGCAAATGGGAGCGGGCGCGGTGGATGATCGAGCAGTTGAGCTACGACATCGAGCCGTACTCGCAGGCCCAGGTATCGCGTATTGGCCGGAACCTGACACTGCTCCAGGCCAAGAAGGCCGGTATCATGGTGAGCGATCACACCATCGGAACGGGGCTTGGATTGAATATGGGCGATCTGCCCGAGATGCGAGACGGCGAACCCGCCATCAGCGAGCCCGACAAGTTCATGGTGGAGCAGGAAATGAAGCACGCGCTCGCCGAGGATCTGCAAATCGGCTCACCGCAGGGTCAAGGGCGCGGGCGTCCTCCCACGAATGCCAAGCCGCCGCAGGTCAAACAAAAAGATCAAGGGACGCGATCTACGACCGTAACGAGCCGATGACGGATGAGAAGACGGTCACGGTTCCCAACGCGAAGCTGGCGGCTGCGATCAAGGTCGTCGCGCGTGAAAAGCGGAATGGGGAATGGCGCATAAACACCAGTCAAGGCTCGCCGAGCGGGACGCACAAATGGATTGAAAAACTGCCGGCGGATAAACCGCCACTGCGAGTGGACTGACCTCCACTTGACAAGGCTATGCAAAAAAGAGTCTAATCTCAAGTAGAAAAAGAGCGTACCGCGAAATTGGACGGCGCTATCGGGTAACCCCCGGTGGAGCCGTTTTTTTATTTGCGGAGAAAGGAAAAGACACCGAAATGTTCAGCACTTACGAGCAGGTTTCGATGCGCCGGAAAAAGCACGGCGGGAAAAAGCGCGGCAAGAAGTAATCCATCCTGACTCCGCGTAGATCGAACCGCAAGGTTCCCCTCGCAAAGTCAGGGTACACGCGGGGCAGGCCCGTTGAAGGCTGCCCCACTAAAAAAGGAGATTCAAATGGCTAACCAGTACGCACATTACGGAAAGAAGCCCACCAAAGCGTCCGGGAAGGCCAAGCTGACCACGCCGATGAAGTCGGCGCGGAAGGCGGTTCGCAAGTAATCGCAATGACCAGCCCGCAATCATTCCCGAATCCTGGCGGCCAGCCATCCTCCTCCGGTACGGAGATGGGTCCCTACGCGGACGTTCTGGGCGTTCAGGCAGAGGCTCCGAAGACTGACAGCGCCGACAAACTGCGCATCCAGCAGCAGCAGCAAGCTGGAATGCAGGTGCGCAATCTCAGCTCGCAGCTTGACGGAATGGCGAGGCAATACCCGGCGGTGTCTCAGGACATCCTGACGCTGAAGCGGGGCCTCACGCAGTTGCTGGTTAAAATCATTGGTTCTTCACCATCGGAAAGCCAACCCCCCACCGGAGACATGGGATGAGGCCCAGTCTGATGTTCCGCAGCCCGAAAGGGAAGGAAACCTAAAAACATGGCATTTCAACTCGTAGACGAACTCGCAGCCGTTGGGGTCGATAAGACCGTAGCGGAAGAGATCGCCAAGAATCCGAAGGCAGCCGCAGCGCTTGAAGAGCGACTCCAGGGGTATTTGCGGCAAAGCGATTACGACCGAAAGATGAACTCCGGCAAGGCGGAGCTCGATGCCGCCAAAAAGACCCTCCAGGAACAACTGGATGCGTTCGAGATCCAAAAACAGGCCATCAACGACCAGTACATCGCTGGTCTGAAGAGCCGCGAACAAGCCGAAGCCGCGCTCGCCACCGTGCGCGCGAAGGCCAAGACCGCAGCGGAACTTTACGGCGTTCCTCTCGACAAGGAATTGTTTGGCGAAGGAGACCCCGTGATCCCGCAGAAGAGAGAAGATCCGCAACCCGGGCCCGGCCCGGACATCATCAAGCGCGTTGATCTCGTGGAGAACCTGTTCCGCGACAACGTGAATCTTCAGGTCGAGATGATGGACGTGGCCCGGCAGCACTCCGAACTGTTCCCGGACAAGCCACTGGTGATGAAGGAATTGCTCGATGACGCGGTGAAACAGCGCCGCACCATGACGCAGGTGTGGGACGACAAGTACGGCGCTACGGCGAAGCGCGAAGAGATCAAGGCCGACAAGTACCGCGCGGAAGGCGCGGCGAAGGCCACGGAAGAATTGGAAAAGAAGTACAGCGGGCAGCAGGTCAACGGAATCCGCACGGATCTTCCGATGGGTCCGCTGTTCACGATGGCGAACAGCAAAGAAAAGGGGCTTACCGCCCCGCACAACAGGGATATGAACGGAGCCCAGGCGGTTGCGAATGCGGTCGCTGCGTTCGCTTCGGGAAAGTACCGCGCTGGCGGGAATCGAGAAGCGAGTCACTAAAAACCAAGGTAGGAGACTTCAATGAGTTATGATCCGGGGTTAGACGAACTTAGCGCCACCACAGTATACGAGATCTGGCCGCGAACAGTTCAAGACAATTTCTTCAACGATGTAGCGTTCCTCGCATACATCCGCGATCACTGTCTGGCGACGTTCGGCGGCGGTTCCACGATGCAGCAGACGTTCTTGTACGCTCCGCTCATCACGAACTCGTATGGCCTCGGCGCCCAGTTCAACCTGGAGAAGGTGCAGACCATCGCCGGTACCCGGTTCGACCCGAAGTACTACGTGTCGATCTATCCGGAGTACATGGAGAACATCGACGTGCTGAACGTCGGACCCAATGCGGTGTTCTCGCTGCTCAATTTGAACATGGCGAACATGATGAACTCGATCTGCGCGGATGTCGCGATCGCCATGTCGCTGCACGGGCAGCCCACCGGATCGGGCATCGTAGGGAACCGGCCTTACGACATCAACGGCTGGCCCGAGGCCATCAACGACGGCATCACGCCGGGCTGGGACGGCTCGATCTTCACGTCCTACGGCGGCCAGGCTCGGAATGGAGCCATCGGCTCGACGTTCAACTCCATCCCGCGATACTGCGGCGACTCGACCACCACCACCGGAAACGTTTCGGCGGCCGGCGCTCTGACCTACTCGGTGCTCGAAGAGGGGTACTGGGATGCGTCGATCGGCCGGGAGCGGCCCGACCTGGGAGTAACGACCAAGCGGGCGTTCGCCTACATCAAGGAAAAGATCCAGCCCTTGCAGCGCGGCGAGCTGGCGACCAAGCAGGACGCCATCTGGGGTGTCTCGGGCGTCGCAATGAACGACGCGATCATTTTCCCCGACGATTATTTCCCGTCGCTCGCCTACGGCGCCAACGGATCGCTCGGGAACTACCTGACCAGCACCTTCACCGTGCCCTCGGGTGTTTCGAGCAAATCGAACCTTCCCGCCGCCGGCGCAACCGCCACGGTCGGCGAGGTGTTCGTGTGGTTCAACACCAGCAAGATTCAGTTCCGGCTGTCCACCAGCCCGCGGTACCAGTTCGGGCTATGGGGCTTCTATCCGGCCGCCGATTCAACCAAGGTGGTTGCCAGAACCCATGCCGCCGTGAACCTCGTCTTCACTTCTGCGCGCCATCAGAAGCAGTTCTATGGTATAGGAGCTTGAAGTAAGTCGCTGACAACAAAGGAGATATAGACAATGCCGAATCACAGAGAGCAACAGATTTCGCGATCGACGCGGCTGGCATTCAACGATGTCAACGACGCATATCCGGCGCAGTCCACGCCAACGGCTTCGGGCTCGACCACGCAGTACGCGGCGCAGCTCGGCGCGCGCATGATCCTCGACGGGTCCTCGCTGGGCGTCCAGTACGATTCCGGTGTAGGGACCCTCTACGGAGGCGAGTATCAGTACGTTCAGTTCTACAACGGAACGACTGCCCCAGCAGTGGGATTGCCGACCGCCTGGGCATGGGACCAGGCGAGCGCGGCGTTTGAGTCCTACATCGTCACCTGCGACATGAACTCGGCGCTGCGCACGGGCCGGTTCGCGGGGTTCTGCCTCAATGCGGTGACCAAGGGACAGTATGGTTGGATTCAGGTATCGGGCAAGTGTACCGGGTTGACCGGGACGCTGACGGCGGCGACGCCGGCCGATGGCGACATGCTCATCATCGCTTCGGGGTCCGGGCTGGTTGACGACCCGACGCAGAGCGGCAGTCCGACCTACGCGACGCTGAAGGCCGCGATCGGTACCGCGATCGGCGCTCCGACCTCTGCGGCGCTTTGCTTGATCCTGGTTCGCAGAATGAACGAGGTGGTGTAATGCCAATCAGCGCATACGCTCAAAAACTCGCTCCGCCGACCCTGCCCGAAGGCTTGATTAAGTGGCAGGGTCCGGCGAGCTACACGCAGGTCACGGCGGGGAACCCCCCGAGTGGTGGCGATAGCTTTCCGTCGATCCTGCTTGGCGTCGATGAGATTCTGGCGATTTCGTTCATGGGAACATACACCGGGAACTTCGAGGTGGTTCCGGTTCGGATCTCGGCCGCGAAGTGGGCGCTTGAGTGGCGCGCGCTAAAGACCGCGACGATTGGCGGGCAATCGCAGACCTCCGGTACGGAGGCCGCTGCGAGCACGAATCTCTCGGCGGAATACGCGAACCTCCAAATCATCACCCGAGCGGCCTGATACGATGAGGCATGAGTTTATTAGCTCAGCTCGCGCAAGAACTCAAAGCTTGGCTCCCGCAGATTGATCCGATTTCCACGCAGACTCTTGTTATGCGGGCTTACCGGGATATCCGGAAGGCCCGCGACTGGAGTTTCAACCGGCAGAATGGCGTATGGCTTTCGCCGTCGCCGATCAACTCCGGAACCGTCACCGTCACATTTCTGAGTAATCAGGTGGTGGCCGATGCCGTAGCCTCTCCGTACTGGTTGGCCCAGGCCATCACGCAGCCGCCACTGGGATCGCTGACGCAGCGCCAGTTCCGCGTGACGGGCGGCCCGATCTACAACATCATCGCCTACGATGGGGTCAGTACGATCACGCTCGACCGGCCTTACACCGAGCAGAGCGCTTCGGGAGGATCGTACTACATCTTCCAGAACTACGCTCCGGCGCCCTCGGACGACTTCAAGCGGTGGCTATCCTGGACCGATCCGATCAACTCGTACCGATTCCGGCGGCGGAACCTGTACCGGACCAAGGAGGAGCTGGATCGCATCGATCCTCAGCGAACCTCGTACTCCTGGCCGATTATTCTAGCGACGCACGATTACGTCGTGATCCCCGGCGATACTCAGATGCGGCCGCGGTTCGAGGTGTGGCCGATGCCCACCTCGCAGATCGGTTACGTGATCGAGTGGTTCGTGAACGGAGATTCGGTGGCGCTGACCGACCTGCTGCCGCAGCAGATCGCGGATGAGACGATCATGGCGCGCGCGCGGCACTACGGGCACCAGGTCGTCGCCGGGCAGCCCAACGTGGACGTGAAGGTGAAGCAGTGGCACTTGAACGCCATGCGAACAGCGGACGCGGAGTACCAGGATTTGCTGCGACGCGACCAGCTCACCGATAATTCTATAAATGACTCGCTCGTAGACAACGAGGATACCGGGCCGGTGCTGTCAGGTCCTTATGACTCTAACTTCTTGCAATCACACGAGTTATTCCTCATCCCATGATCCTACAGGCTGATTTAAGTCCCGAAACATTGCTTCACGGAGCGGAGTTCATACTCATGGTTGCCGGCGGGTTTATGGCGCTGAAGATCCATTCCGCCGTTTCCGAGGTGCTGCTGAAGCAGGCTGAAGTCAAAGAGGAACTGACCGCGCGGATTGCAAAAACAGCTACGGATGTTGCGGTGCATCAGGCAGAGGATGACGTGAAGTTCGAAGTCATAGGCCGGACACTGGAGCGCATCGACGCAAAGCTCGAAAAGATCGCCTAGCGCCGAAATGACCGATGTAATCCAAGTCGCGGTCATCATGTCGATTCCCGGCACGCCGGGAGTCGCGCTGAGCTATTACAATGGCGTGCTCGCTCGACGGACAGAGCGTCACGCGCAAGCCACGCGGGACGCCATGATCTTGCTGGAGAAGAATACAAACTCCATCAAGGATGCGCTGGTGGCTACCACGAAGCGGGAATCTTTCGCGGCCGGGAAGAAAGACGAGAAGGATCGAACGGACGAGATTGCGGCGGCCGTGAAAGAGGCCACACTTCCCGGGGTCGTGAGCAGGCAAGAAAGAGATTCCAAACTTTGATACGCTTGGACTGAGGTGATTTTATGACGGATACTTCAAAGCTACTTGGCGCGGTTGCTGCGCTCGAAGCCAAAGTGAATGCGCTGCTGGCGACTACCGATCCGGTGGAGCAGAAGCAGGTCGATGACGCTACCGCGCGCGTGATCGCGCTGCAGGACCGTGTGGACAAGGCGACTCCGAAAGGCAAGCCGTGATCGTCCAGATCATTCAGTACGCGATCTACGTGGCGGTCTTCTGCTTCGTGGCCTGGGGCTGTTCTTGGATTTGCGCGAAGTTTGCGCTCCCGCAATGGGTGCTCTGGATCTGCGGGGCGATTCTGCTAATCGTCCTGCTTCTGTTCGTCGCGGGCCAGTTCAGCGTGGGCTCCGGCGGAAATTTTCGCGTCTTCCCTCACGGTCAGTGAACTGATAGAATTCTAGCAGGAGAACTCACATGTGGAGACCCGAAAGAAACGGCGGAACTTCCGCTTTCTCAAGTCCGATGACCTCCCGGCCGATGGCCGATCCCGGGCAGGGCGGACAAATGCCGGGAGATAAGGACGGAGTCGAATTGTTGAAAAATTCTGCGGCTGGTGAGCTTCAAAGTCCAATGAGTTCTGCGCCGGTGAAGCAGCCGGGCGTGACGACCTCCGGCGCTCCCACTGGCCCGTTCCAGGTGACCGAGGATATTCAGGCCATCGAGGGAAAGCGCGGTAGCTTCCCGCGCGGCACCGGCACCTCGATGTAATTCCAGTGAACCTTGCACCAGCGGGAAAGATTCTCACCCCGGTGGCTCGCCGGAAGCCCTTCAAGGCGCGTAGAATGAGGTATGCCCGGACCGCCTTCCGTCTCAGTGAGCATCGCGACCTTGACCGCGCTGCTCCAAACCAGGCTCGGCGACCAGACGTTCTGGGTCCAACCCGAGCTTGACCTTTACATCCGGCAGGCGATCCGGGAATTTCAAGTCCTCACGAACTACTGGCGCACGCCCGTTCAGTTGGTCACCGCGCCCAATGCCGCTTTCTACGATCTCGCCGCCACCGGCGTAATTCCGTACAACGCGGTGGATCTCGACATCCTGAACCAAGTCGGCTATCATCTGCTCGAATTCGATGGCACGCAGAGCAGCCCGATCAACACCCAGCAGTTTGTGATCGACGCTCTCACCACGGCGTTTTCGCTGCGCAGGCAGGAGATCCTCGGAGAAACGCGGCTGGTCGTTCAGGAGTACGCGGGGAACGCTCCAGGCCCGCCTCCGGGGACCGGAAGGCTCACGCTCTCCTCTGGGGTGCTCCAGGTTCATCGCGTCGAATGGTTCGACGTGCCCTCCGGCCTGTGGAATCTCGTCAGCCGGTCGGATGAACTGGGAGCCTATGGCTGGGCTCCAGGATGGCCTCAGGCCCAGATTCCGAACACGCCGGGCGCGTACAGTTCGTCGCTGACGCCGCCGTTTCAGTTGCAGTTCATCCCGCCTCCGCAGAACACCGGGTATGCTTCGATCCTGATAACCGCCTGTAATCTCTACTCCTACACCGGATTGCCGCAGCTTGTCGGGCTCCCGGACGATTCGGTGTACGCCCTGCCCTGGGGAATACTGGCATCGATGCTGAATCAGGACGCGCAATCCAGGGACTACAAACGGGCAATGTACGCTCAGATGCGCTTCCGGCGGGCGCTGGAGATCCTGAAAACCTGGCCGTGCGTGCTCAATACCTACCCCGCGGGGCTCCAATACTTGCCGAGCACGCTTTACGCGCTGGATCATTGGGCCGGAGGATGGCGGAACCAAACCCCAGCATCGCCGAACGTGGTTGCGATCGGCGGCCGGAACCTGGTTGCGTGCTCCCCAGTTCCGGATCAGATCTACGATATCGAGCTCGATTGCGTGGTCAACTCACCGGCCAGCACGGTTTCGCGTAATACGAACTTCGACATGGCCGGGGATATCGTGGACGCGATTCTCGGGAACGGCTATCACCTTGCGGCTTTTAAGCTGCAAGGGCAGGAGTGGGAAGCCACCACGGACCTTTACAAGGAATTTCTCGGCGTCGCGCAAGCCTACGCGGATCGGGAACGCGCGCAGAGTATCAATTGGAAGGATTTGCTCGGCGTTACGGTCGAAGAGAACGCCGAGAAGCCTTATGAGGCGGAAAAGGTGGAAGTGTGAACTACCGTCGCGAGAAGGGTCAATTCGCCTACAAGGGCGTCCACCTGAATTCGGCGGTGGATTCAATCCCGAAGGACAAGCTCGGCATCGCGACGAACGTGCGGGTAACCCAGCAAGGGACGCTGGGCACTCGCCCCGCCATCGCCCCGTTCCTGAACCCCGGCTCGGCGAAGCCGGTTACCTCCATCAAGACGTTCACAGCCGAGGGCTCCCCGACTCGAAGATTCTCCGGAGCCGGAACGAGTCTTTACATGGACGGCACCGAGGTAGACACGGGATTCTCCGGGAACCCGATCAGCTACGCCACCTACCAGCCCGCCCAGGCGGTAGAGCCGTTCCTGTACGCGGCCGACAGCCAAAGGTACTCCAAGGTCCGGGCCTCGGACGGGAAGCGGTTTAACGTCGGCATAGCGCCACCAGCGGGGCCTCCTGACGCCAATCTCATCCAGCCGCTGTACTCGAACGTGGATAATACCGAGTCGAGCGGGTTTTTGCTTTCTCCAGGCTGGATGGCGGGAGGTACGGCCGGGACTCCTACGGCCATTGCGCGAGTACCCGCGAGCACGATCATTTCGCAGATCCTTTACGATTCCGGCTCGACCGGATGGGCCTGCGTCTCGTTTTCGTCCACCTCTTCGGCTTCTACGTCTTGGCTTCAGAAAGGCCTGCGCCTCGGATTGAGCGGAACTGAATGGCCGGTCATCACTGAAATGATCGCGGCAGCGGCGATCGCCGACACCACCATCGCGGCCATCGAATACGATAGCGGAACGAGCGGGCTGTGCTGTGTGGTTCTGGCAAGCAACAGCACCGGGCTCGCCAGGAACTCCCTGCTGATGTTGAACTCAGAACTGGTGCGGGTTCTTTCGGTAGCTGTCGGCGAAGACAATTCGGTGAGCTTCCGGTGTTCCACGGTCAATAATCATTCAGCCGGGGAAACGGTACAGTTCTTCGACTGCGCCCGAGTCTACCTGAGCCTCCCTCACCCCCAGGGAGATGCGGTCACCGGTTATGCCCTGGGAACCGCAGTTACCACCGGGGTCGGGACGGTCACGAACACTTTCACGGGCGGCGCGGGGCCGACGCTCATGGCTGTTTCGATCTATCCCGATCAGAAGGTGGGAGCTTTCTTTACTGCCCTGAACATCTACGTCAACCCAGCCTCCATTCCTCTGCTGGCGGGAATCCCGGTAGGAACGCCGATTACGATCACCGGATCGGCGGGATACGACGGAACGTACCCGGTGACCCTGAATCCCGGTCCCGGCGGCGCGCTGACGGTTGCAGCGTCGGTTCCCGGATCATCGGCGCCCTATGTTGGACCGGCGACGCTGAATACGGTTCTTGCCCTCGATCTCTCGCAGATCAACGGCCGCCCGGTCACCCAGGACGACTGGATGCACATCAGCCTGTTGTTTGACGTGCTGACAAACGTATCTCTGATCCGCATTCTGCTCGACGTGGATTCGACCACAAACGACTTCGCGCACAACTATTACTACGCCGAAGTCACCTCCAACGTATTCCAGCAAGCCGCGCTGGGACTCCAGAGCAACATCCTTGCCGCGCTGAACGCCGTTCAGACCTCGGGAACGCAGGCTCAATTACAATTCCTGCTCGGTCAGGCGGCGACGCTCGCCAGTGCGGGAAATATCGCGTCCGCCTCGCAGCTCGCGGCGCTTCAGGGCCAATTGGCACAGCTTGAAATCGGACTTCCCGCTTCTTCTCAGCTTTACACCGGGGCATCGCAGTGGAGCGAGATCTTCATCCCGCTTTCAAACCTGACGCGCGTGGGTGCGGATTCGACCGTGGGCCTCCATACGATCAAGGCAATTCGGATCGAAATAACCTGCACGGGAATCGTGAACGCAGAGGTAGATTCCTGGTGGTTTGGTGGAACTTACGGGCCAAACGCTCCCCAGTCCATCAACCCTGAGAATCCGATCAAGTACTGCTTCCGGTATCGCTCCACCATCACCGGCGCCCAGAGCACCTGGAGCCCGCTTGACCGGGGCGGGGAATTCCCGGAGCGCCAGGGAATCGCGGTTTCCGGGGCCTACTCGGCCGATCCTCAGGTGGATACTGTGGATCTCGCGAGAGTCGGCGCGAGCGTGGACGGGACGCCGCAATACTTGGCCTTCGTGCCGAACAATCCCGCCGGCGGCGCGTGGTCGTTCATCGACAATTACGCGGACGCCCAACTCGGGGATCAGATCGAGCCCGGCGATAATCAACCCTGGCCGATCCAGCAGCAGCCGATTACGGGAACATGCAGTGTGGTCGGAACGACGGTCTTTTCAACATCGGTCGCGATTCCGTCGAACCTGTGCGAGGGTACGATCGTACTGGTCAACGGCGTCGCGACGGTGATTCGCGGCCTGCCCACCGCCCATGCCTTCCAGGTAGAGGACAATCTCGACACCGGGACGATGGTTCCTTTCCAGATCAATTCCCCGACCACGTTTGGGAATCCGCTTCCGTATCTGGCCGGTCCATTCGATGAATGCTTTTTTGCGATGGGAGATCCACTCAATCCGACGCGGATCTATTTCTCGAACCGAACCAACCCGGACACGGCGCGAACCAGTAATTTTGTGGACCTACCCACGACCAACGCGGGGGTGGGGGTGGGAATCTTCAACGGATACGTCATCGCGATGACTTCGGAGGAATTCATCATCGGGACGAACAGCAATAACCCGGCAAGTCCGTATTCCTTCACCACAACCAGCGTGGGGGCCGGGCTGCTTCAGCCGTGGGCGTTCACGATCGGCCCGGCGATTTTCTTCTGGACCCGCAACGGAATCGCGGTGACGGACTTGGGACCCGCCAAGAGCATCAGCAATGAGGATCTATACCCGTACCTTCCCCATGAAGGTCTTCCGGGAACCGCCGTCAATGGATACCTGCCGCCGCCGGTGAACGTCGCTCCGCGCTTCGGGTACTGCAAGAACGGCTGGCTGTACATGGATTTCCAGGACACCGGAGCGAACTGGAGAACGCTCGAGTTCGACACTACAAAGCCGGGATGGTGGTTTGACGAATACAACCCCGGAGTGGCGCTGCATTATCAGGACGAAGCCGAGGATAGCGATCTGATCCTGTGCGGATGCGCGGATGGGACGATTCAGCAGTTTGAATCGCTCGCAGCCGACACCGGCGGGATCATCAATTGCCAGGTGCGCCTGGGCGCAAATAACTTCGACGACATCCGGTCGCTCAAGCAGGCGATCGATCTCACCTTGAATCTGAACGGCACGGTGACGGCGGGAGTTTTGGCGAACTCCTGGACCGTGCCGGTGTTCTCCGCGCCAACCGCGGGCGTGATCGGGACGGTGAACATTCTCCCCGTGGCTCCGGCCTACGACCCGACGAAGCTCTATCTCGACTTCGCGCTGGACTTCACCTGGACGGGGATTCAGTCGATTGTCGAATACGATCTCGGGTATTTGCAAAACCCGCTGCTCGCCGCCGACTTCGTTGCGAACCCGACAGAACTGGGATTTTCGGGATACGGTCATTGCCGCGAAATTATTCTCAACTGCGTCACCAAGCAGGCAATGGCGGCCAATCTCGTGATTCAGTCGGAGTTTCCGGGAACGATCACGATTCCCCTCAACATTGCGGCGGGCGCGACGCGGCAGTATATTTCGCTGCCACCGAACAAGGGAATGCTGTACGAGTGGTCACTTCAGGGGATCGGCGGGGATTTCGGGATGTTTTCCTGCGATGCTCACGTAAAAGGTTGGACCGAAGAAGCGTATCGGACGGCCAGTCCTTTTGTGGAGTAGACTTGAGTAGCGATGCCATCGGACAATCTCTACGAGTTGATTCATGAGATCTATGAGGATGTCCGGCGGCTCAAGCATGAATTGCGATGGCAGCACAGAGCGCTTCAAGCGCTTCTCGGTGAGGTTGAGCCACCTCCGGCGAGTTTGTTAAAATTCACCTGGGGACAGCCTTCGAGCCCGGTCAGTAAAGTTCCGAATCGTTTTTTCAAGGAGAATTCCATGTCCGTACAACTCAATTCCGGCCAGACGGTAAATTTCACCGTTTCGCCTCTCAACGCTCAAGGGGGGCCATCAACCGCCACTCTCTCAGGTTTATCGTTTGTTTCCTCAGACCCGACCGTGTTCACGGTGGCTCCCGATCCGAATAACGCGAATGGCGGAATCGTGACGGCGCTCACCCCCGTTGTGACGCCCGACGCTGCGACGATTACGGCGACCGCCACGGCCACCGAGCCGGACGGCGTGACCATCGAGACGATTTCGGGCGTAGACACCGTGACGGTCATTGCTGTCGCTCCTCCGCCGCCTCCGCCGCCCGTGGCTGCTTCGCTGGCGTTCATCTGGGGTACCCCCTCCAAAAAGCGCTAATGCCGGGGAAAACACTTCCACGTCCTGATCTGAGGTTTGGGCGCAATCGGCCAACGGTCGCGCCCAAGCTGAGGTTCCGGGATTTCCTCGCTCCATTTCCAGGAACCCCGGATATCGATTACAGCCAGAGGGCTCAAGCGTCCCTGGGTCGGATGTATCTCAATGACGCGCTCGGCGACTGCGTAGAAGCCGGCCAGGGGCACGTGGTCGGTGTCCTGACGGGAAACGCCGCAGGAACCCCGTTCATCTTCACCGACGCGCAGATGCAGGCGATTTACAGCGCTGAGGCGGGATACGTTCCTGGAGATCCATCGACGGATAACGGAACCGACGAGCAGACCGCGTTCGCGGACTGGCAGGCGAATGGTTTACTCCCGGATGGATCGCACAAGATTGCGGGAAGCCTAGCCGTCGATCCGACGAACGAGGTTGAGCTGCGCGCGGCGCTGTGGTGGTTCGAGAATCTGTGCTTCGGCTGCGAACTGCCCGATGCCTGGATTAACCCGGTTCCTTCCGGGAGCGGTTTCGTCTGGGACGTTGCCGGTGATCCGGACCCGGAGAACGGACACTTCTTTGTTGGCGTAGCTTCGAGCTCGGAGGGAATTAAGATCGCTACTTGGGCCATGACCGGCACGATCACCTACGCCGCGATCGCCAAGTACATGAGCGCCGCGAACAACGGAGCAGTGAACGTGGTGGTCAGCCAGGATGCCCTGATTCGCGCGATGAACAAGGCTCCCAACGGCATGAATTGGTCGCAATTGATGCAGGCGTTTGCTAAAGTATGACCAAAAAGGTTTTGATTTTCCTGTTGGCCTATTCCGTGGGCTGGTCGCAGACGGCCGTGGTGAACGGCAAGCTGGTGATCGATTCATCGATGATGGCGAAGAAATTGTACGGCTCGCGGCTGCCGGTGCTGCATGGGAGCGCTCAGGTGAGCAATCAGGGACCGGCAACGGTCAACATCAACACCAGCACGATCAATCTGGCACTATCGACGGTGCCCACAGTGTCAAGCTCCGAAGGACAAGCGCTGGTAAATCAATCCTTTGCGAAGGAGCCCGCGAGCAGGGTAATGAATATCCTGACGATGGTGGCCGCAGGCGTGGGGCTGGCTTCGGGGGTTGGCTCCGCAGTGCATATCGGCGCAAAGGCGCTGGCCTACCTGCTGTTCGGAGTCGCTTTTGGAAACCAGGGCGTGCTGCCGTTCCTTCAGGCCACGCAGATCGCGCTGCCGACGTTCCATCCGTGCGATCAGCTCAACGTTAGTCTGGCGGCCGGGCAGTCGCTGAACTGCGATGTGTGGGTGGAAAAGCCACCCAGGGGTTACACCCTGCAGTCAGCGGTCCCGTTTACGCTCGAATCGGTTCCGCCGAATGCGCCGCCGCCTCCGGTGCCGCCGGTTCAGTTGCGTCTACGCGCGGATGAGTCCCCCAGCTTCGTGCCCGACGACGTGCCCCACGGAACGCTTGCGGGCACTGCCGTCAACCTGGCTATCGCCAAATCACTGGACCTGCCAGTGCATTCAATGCGGCCGGTACCGGTTCAGATCGCAGTCGCCGCTGGGTACTGCGACTTCCAAGCCCATTCCGGATGTTTGCCTTAAAAGGAGATTTTGGTGATTACGCTCAAGACCTCGGACGCTTGCATACTTTCAGCCAACCCGTATCCCGCCGTTACGGTTACGACGGCGCAGTATTGGGCGGCACAACCGCCGGCGCTTCAGGGCGCGCAGTTCGCTCCTTTCACCGAGGCCCAAGCGCTTTCGCTTTTGGCCCAGGGATTCGTGGTCGATTATCCGATCATGGTGCTCGGCTGGGGACCCGCGCCCGCTGTGATGATGTCCCGGCTGGTTGACGGCTATACGTGGGTCCCGAACGCGGGCCAGCCCAACGTCAGCGTGGCTCCGGGAATCCAATTCCCGGGATACGCCGAGTACGATCCAAACAACCCGCCAGTCGGCGCGATCAGCGTCAGCCTGAACCCCGCCGATTATCCTCCGTTCACCCCGCCCGCGCCGCCGCCTCCGGCTCCCGTGAGCCTTGTGGGAACAGCCATCGTCGGCATCAATGGGCCGCTCACGTATCGTGGATTCGCCATGTACAACTCCGCGGACACAAACAACTCCACGGTCGCTCCGGTTCCAGCGAACGCGGTTGGCGTCTCGAATCCGGAGTACAATTATGCCGACCCAGCCGGGCGCGGGACGTTTCAGAAGATCGAGAACCAGAGCCTGATGGGAGTGCAAATCTTTTGGATACTTCTCCCTCAGTAGCCGTCCGGCGGATCGAGATCGGGCGGCTGAAAGGTGTCAGAATCGTTCTCAAGGAGATTCCGGAGTTGGAGAAAATAACATTGTCCGTTCCTATGAACTGGAAGCCGATACTGATCGGAGTTGCTTCTGTGGTGCTGGGCGTCATTCAGGCATCCAGCTTCCATGGCGACTGGTTGGCGGCCATCAAGGATCGCGGGGTGCAGACAGCTATCATCCTGGGATTGCTTGGCTTGGTCACGAAGCAATCCAACGTGACTGGCGGCACGGTTGGACAAACGCCGGAGGCTGTCGCCCGCGTCGCTACCGATCCAAAACCGTCAACTACCCCGTGAGCCGCGCCGATCAGAACAACAATCCCGCTGCTTTCACAACTGACGTAGCTGAAGAGGCCGCGCTTGTTCTGGGCACGGATTACGTGCAGGGTGATCCGTTCACGGCTGGCCCGCGGACTTACTACACGGCGAAGCTCCTGGGCGACCCCATCGCGACCACGATCCGCGTCATTGACAAGATCGGGTACAAGACGCGAACCGGCGTCGAGCGCTGGAGCTACATCAGCCTACCGGACTTTGTTTGGAATGCGCTCACCCCGGATCGGAAGCGGGACGTAATCGGCTATATGTACATGTACGAGGGAGGCGTCGCCATGCGCTCGTTGTTCCCCAACTACGGACAGCAGTAATCTGATAGCGCTTGGCGAATGGGACGGGATTCTGACATGGAGCAACATATTATCACAGCATGCCTCGTAATCCTGGCTTCGCCGGTGCTCGCACGGGGTCTGCTGCGAGTTAGGAATTTCGCTGAACGGCAGGTACGCCACTGGAGAGTGGGCAGGTGAGCCAGGTACAAATCCAGGACAAGTTTGGCGCATTAGTTACAGTCAACCCTTCCGATGGGGGCCTGGACGTCCATGTGATAAATGGTGGCAGCGGCGGGACTGCGGCAACGGATGAATCGGCATTTCAGGCTGGCGTATCTACTGGTACGCCAATCATGGGCGAAGATCCTACTAGCGGTGAATTGCTCATCGTCCAGTTATCGCCAGGTACAAGAAAGCTTGCAGTGGCAGCGTCCGTGACGGTAACGCCAACCCAGAGCAGCACGGCGAGCGCTGCGGGGCCGACTACTGTTGGAACCGCTTCCGCTACGGCTCTCGCGGCGAATGCGGCTCGCGTGCGGTTGACAATCCAGAACACGGGCACTACGCGACTGTACATTCTGTTCGGAACGGGTACGGCAAACGCGGCCAATTATCACTTGATCTTGCCCGCGGGCGGCAGTTCGAATGACGGATCGAGTTCGCCATACATCGATCAGATGTGGACCGGAGCGGTTCAATGGGCCAGTTCAGCCGCAGGCGGGCAGGGAGTAGCGTATGAGAACACGTAAGGAGACAGCATGAAGAATCATTTCAGAATTGCACTGGCGATGCTCTTGACGGGCGTCGTCATTTGGGCGCAGCAGCCGGTATCGCAGGGGCCGCAAGCCTCGAACGCGGCGGCGTGGCTCACTAGCGTAAGCACGTGGGCGGGCGGCACGCTCGGCTCAATGGCGAACTATGGCACGTCGCCGGGCGCGGTCCTGGTGCCGGGTGTCAATGCCTACGTGACGAATACGGTGGCCACAACCACCAGTTTCGGCCCCAGTACGTCTTCGACGTATGCCTTTACGAAATACCACAATTCCTCGGCTGCGGCGGGGTCTATCAAGGCGAGCGCTGGGAATCTTTACGGGCTGGTGCTTGGGAATAGCGGGACTATCCCCTGTTGGCTCCAGGTATTCAACACGGCGGGTACACCTACGGCCGGGACCTCGGTTATCGATTCGTACCTGGTCCAAGCGGGCGTCACGGTAGTTATTCCTCCAGGCGTTATTGCTCTCGAAAACTTTGCAACCGGAATCGGCTATGCCGGAGCTACCGCTGATTCGGGCGCGACCACGACCGGCTGTACGACCACCTTTTCGGTATCGGCATACTTCCAGTAATAAGGAGTCTAGGATGCGGCGTGCGGCTTTCGTTATTTTCGGATTGTTCCTGATTTTGGCGCTCGTGCCAGCGCAGCAGCCAATCAATACCTCGCAGATCGCCGGCAGCGCGCTGGTAGCCAATCCGTGCCAGACGGCGACGATCAATTACCTGCCCATCTCAGAGGCGACGTCGAGCCTGACGACGATCATCACAGGCACCACCTCGCTCCACACTTATGTCTGCTCGATTTTTCTCATTTCGGCGACGGCCCAGAATATCAATTTGATCTCAGCTACAGGAACCAATTGCGGGACAACCATTCACGGCTCCCTGTTTGGGACAAACACGTCATCGGCGGCGGCCGCCAATGGAGCGAATCTTGCCGCGAATGGTGGTTTCACGCTTGGAAATGGCGCGGCTGCGGTAATGCGCGACAATACGGCCGCGGACAATATCTGTTATAGCTCCAGCGGGTCCGGGCAGGTTAGCGGCTCGATTACTTACGTTCAACAATGAAACGCCTGCTTCTCATCCTCGCGCTCGCCCTGCCTTGTTGGAGTGCGATCACCGTCGCCCATGTCAACGGCAACGCGGGAAATACGCTTTACTCCTGCACAAGCCCGAACGGCTGCATTACGTTTACGCTGACCGTTAGCGCCGGAGATGCAATCCTGGTCAGCACGGATTTTTACGAGAATTTCACCAATACGATCTCGGTCAGCGATTCAGCGGGAAATTCCTGGACGGCGACCGCTCCGGGCAACATTGTCAATGGTGCTGATAATCACCAGGATTTTTATGTCTGCAATGCAAAAGCCGGGAGTCCGGATACGATCACGGTCACGCTCTCGGGGAGTTACAGCCAAAACGACACCATCGCTGGCGTAGGGTTTGACGTAACCGGAACGGCATCCTCTTCCTGTGTAAGCGCCACGAATAGCGCCACATATTCATCCAGTCCCGTCACTTCGGGAACCTTCACAATCAATGCGACCGATGTGGTAATCGCATCGGTATCGAGCATCTATGGGGGCACGTCCACGGCGGGGAATATCGGAGGCTCGGCGTCCTCAATCCCGGCGAATGCAACGCAGCATAACGGGAATCTCGGCGCGAACCTACAAGTTGAATACATAGTTGCCCCTACCAACACTTCTGGAATTACGGCCGCGATGTCTTTGGTTGGCACGAACTCGGGATCGATGATCGTAACGGCATTAAAGGCATCTGGTGCAGTGGCGAAGACTTGTACTATGACGCTGCTCGGGGCGGGACCATGCTGATACTCAGCGCAAAGGCGCGGAATCGGGAGCGTGAAGAGATGAGCGCTATGAGAGAGCAGTTGGCCGTGTTACGGAAAGCATATCGAAGCCTTGAAGATGAACATACCCGGCTGGTTTTAGCGTGCGGGCTCAAAGGTTTTCGAATTGAGATTGTGCCCGCTCAGCCGCAGAGAACGATCCTGAAATCCGCAAAATGAAAAAACTCCTTCTCCGACGGTTACCTGATCGCAGCGGGAACGCTTCCGCTGATGGCGCAGGAGCCGAAGGCAGGAGTAGAATAAGCTCATGGCGAACGAAGTGCAGAACCAGCAGATCAGCCAAGACTACTTGGCTGTCAGCGTAACGGTCACAGCCACCGCGCAGAACATCGCGACGCTGATCGAGACTAAACTTGGCTTGGTCGCCGGGTCCCTCTCGCGTCAGTGGCGCGAAATGACCGTGCAGGTCGATCCCGAAACGAGCGCCGGAGCCACGGTTCGCATGGGCAATTCAAACGTCGGGAGCACGGTCGGCGGCGTGGTTCAGAAAGGTATCAGCCTCGTGGGACAGAGCGACACGTCGCGCTCTGATTTCAACAATGTGAGCATCGCTCTGCGATATTTGCAAACGCCCACCGGGGGAACGGTTATCGTCAATCTGGAATTGAGCAAACAGTAAATGGCAGCCACGCCGAACTCGTACGGCATCACCGATCCGCCCGCCACGGGCGGGAACTCCGCCACGAATTTTCTCCAATCGCTCGAAGGCGTTCTGAGCAATCAGGGACAGGGAACGTTCGGCCAGGGGCAGGCTAACTACTCGGCTGGTGTCCAGGACTTTGCGCCGGCGCAGGATTACTGGCAGAGCATCCTGAGCGGGAACAAGGCTGAGATGGAATCGGCCATCGCGCCGGAGAAGTCCGACATTCTCTCGCAGTACCGGGCGCGGCGCAAGCAGCTTGCGGCGACAGGAGCGCGTAGCGGTGGAACGAACGAGGCTACGGCGCAGTCGGAGTATTCGCAGGCCGGTGACGTCGCCAAACTGCTTCAGCGGCTTCGGCCGCAGGCGGCCGAGGAAAGCGCTGGAATCGCCGGAGAGCTTGCGAAATTGGGGCTCGGGGAAACAGCGGCGGGCGCAGGGGAAACGCAGACGGCGCTCAATGCGGCGTTAGCACAGCGCGGGCAAAACATTCAGCAGCAGGGCATGGAATTCGGACTAGCCAACACGCTCATAGGCTCCCAGTTCATGTCGGCACTTATCTAGGAGGTCGATGCCCGACACCAACCCGTCTGACTATTACGATTCCAAGGCCGATTATTCCCAGGGGAAAAGTTCCGGGAAGCCGGGTCTGCTCAAGCGAAAATTGGCGCAAAGCAAATCCGACACGCCGAGTGATTCACCCAGCAGCACGGACAATCCTCCGAAGTATCACAGCGGCGGAAAGGTTCGCAAGACTGGCCTCGCGCGGTTGAAAAAGGGTGAGTTGGTCTTGACACGCAAGCAGGCGCGAAAGTACCGGAAATCCAGGAGTAAGTAAGTGGGTCTTTTAGGCGAGCTCATCGGCGCGGAACTCGACAAGAAGAAAGAGGAACGCCAGTTCCAGATGAAG